TCGCCGCCGATGGACTCGATGAGTAGCCGCAACTTCTTAGGCGTCGTCCCCAGACGACGTGCCAGTGCGGCGATCTTCGCGCCCGTCGGGTCAGCGCCCGCCTGACTGATCGCGATGCGTAGCGCCTTCGGGGTCATGTTGACCTTGGCGGCGAGGGACGCCAGTTGCGTCTGCGCCTGCGACGCGCCCGGTGTCGTCACGTTGATCGGCTTCCAGCCCGGAACTGCGGCCATGGCCTGGTTGATCCCGTCGATGGCCTGCTTGCCTGCGGCGGTCCTCGGGATCGTCGCCGCGAGCTGGGACATCTGGCGGACGTAGGCCTGAGTGACTTGGTCGGCGGCCGCGGAGTTTTCCATGCCAGCGTCGGCTAGTTGCTTCTGTTGCTGGTCGTAGGACTTCGCCAGTCCGGTCGCCATACCCAGCGCCTTGGATTGGTTGTCCAGGCCTTCTTTGGAGTTGTTGAAGGCGTTGCCGGTCTTGACGAGGGAGTCGCGGAGCTGGAGGAGGTCTTGCTTGAAGGAGACCGAGGTGCTCTGCGCGGTGAGTGACTGGTATTGCTGGATCTCTTGGGTGAGCTCGGCGGTGGAGTTGGCGGCTTCTTCGACCGCAGAGTTGTACTGACTGAGCCCGTTGGTGAAGGCGTTAACGTCGCCGCCTTCGGAGGCGATCTGCGACTTGAGGCGCTCGATGGCTGCTGCGGCCTGGTCGGCTTTGCCGGAGGAGACGAGCTGGGCGAGCCCTGCGTCGATCTTCTCGAAGCCGTCCTTGGCGTGTTGGAGTGGGGAGTCCATGCCCACTAGGGACATCCCGAAGTCTTGGACGCCGAGGGCGGCGTTGCGGAGCATCCCGGAGGCGCCGTTGGCGTCGTCGCTGATCTGGGAGATCGAGCGAGCCTGTCCGCCGAGCATCGTGAGACCGACGCCGGAGGCGATGACTTGGGAAAGGGAGTTGTAGGAGTTGGAGAAGTCGTTGAGGTTGTTGCCGCCTGCTGCGAGCTCCTCGAGGCTGCCTGCCATCTTGGAGACATCCGCTGAGGCTGAGCCGGAGACTGCTCCGAGCTTGTTGGCGGCTTGGCCGAGCGCGACGATGGCGCCGATGATGAGCGTGGCTTTGCCGAGGATCTTGAGCGCCGAGGTCATCTTCGAGGCTGCCTGCGAGCCTCGATTCATTGGCCCTACGGTGGCGCCGGTTGCGGAGGCGAGGCCTGCCATGGCGCCGTCGGCGGCCGCCGTCCCGACGATCATGGTACGGACGCTGGTGCCGAAAGTGCGCAGGCCTGCGGCGCTGACACTCGCCGCAGAGGAGAGTGCGGTGAAGCCAGTTTTGACCGAAGCGATCCGCGGGACGATAAGCGCGGAGGCCGCCGCGTAGGCGAGGATTGCGACGGTGGCGGCTTTGACGGGGCCGGGGATCCGCTGGGTGACTGCGACGAAGCTGGTCAGTGCGGACAGTCCGCTTGAGGCGGCGGGGATGAGCTCGGAGCCGAGCGATACCTGGAGGCCTTGTAGCGAGGCGTCGAATTCGTGCGTCGCCTTCTTGTAGTTGTTGAACTTGGCGACGCCTTCTTGGTCGATGACCAGGCCGAGCTCCTTGGCGCGTTGCATGAGGTGCTCGACGCCTGCGCCGCCCTTGTTGAGCAGCGGGAGGAGCTGCTGGCCGGAGCGGCCGAAGAGCTGGAGGGCCAGCGCGGTCTTCTCGGGACCGTCGGCCATGTTCTGGAACTTGGTGGCGAGCTGGGGGAGGATCTCGGTGAGGGGGCGGACGTGGCCGTCGGCCTTGACGAAGGATGTGCCGAGCGCGTCGGTCATGGCTGCGGCTTTGCCGCCTCCGTCGTTGGCTGCGACGAGCTTCTTGTCGAGCAGTCCGAGGGACTTGACGAAGCGTTCGGAGTCGATGCCTGCGAGCTTGGCGGCGCCGGAGTAGGCCGAGGCCTGCTCGATGGTGCCGCCCATGGCGCGCTGGGTTTTGATGCTGGCGCCTGCGGTGGAGTAGAAGGCGTCGACGGACTTCTTGGCGTAGGCGGCGATGGCTGCGCCTGCGGCCAGCGCGAGGATGCCGCCGCCGCTGATGGCCGCACCTTGGCGCTTCTGGGCGGCTTGGGTTTTGGCGGCCGCGGTGCTGGCGGTGGTGGCGGTGCGGCGTGCTGCGGCGTCGGCTTGCTTGAAGCCCGCCACCCAGGAGGAGGAGTCTGCGACGAGGCGCGCGGTGACGACCATGTCGCTCATGTTGTCCTCCTCCTGGGGCTGATCACTTCTGTTTGCGTTCGGCTGCTCGTAGTTCCCAGACGGCGATCCACTCGGTGAACTCCTGGGAGGTCATCGGGCGATGTGCTGGGGATCCGAGGAGCAGCTCGTCGACGGTGCGGTGCAGTGATTCGGCGAGCTCGAAGAGCATTCGCCGACGGGGGTCGAGCGCTAGTCTTTTCCCGCTTCGACCTTGGCCTCGTCGGTGAGCCCAGACAGGCGGGCGCCTACTTCGGAGAGCTTGCCGACGGCTGCGGCGTTCTTGTTGTTGAGCGCTGCGATGTCGTCGGCGGTGAAGAGTGCCTCGCCGGTTTCTGGGTCGAAGGCGGTGGCGATGACAACCGACGCGGAGAAGGCGGGGTCGACGTTGGCGCCGGACTTGCGCGCTTCCTCGGCTTCGCTTGCCATCTGGCCGATGCGCTCGCGCATTGCCAGCGACATCGAGCGAACCTCGACGCTGACTCCCCATTCGGGGATCTCGACGAGCTCGGACTCGACATCGTTGGCGGCGAGGATCTTGTCGCGCAGGCCTGCCATTAGAACGTGGTCCGCGTGACTGCGCCGGTGACCTGGAGCTCGGCCTTGAATTCGACGACGTCGCTGACCTTCTCGGAGACTTCGTAGCTGGTCACGATCGTCTCGAAGGTGTACTTGACCTTTCCGCTCGCGGAGCCTGCTGGGCCGAAGACGCCGGACGCTGTGGTGAGCGTGCCCGCCTTTTGTGCGGCGATGACGCCTTGCATGTGCGCGTCGAGGGTGGCGTCGAACTTGCCGGAGAAGGAGAGCTTCGCGTCTCCGAGGCCGACGATGTAGGTCTTGTCTGCGCTGCCGAAGGTCGTGGTCTCGTCGGCGGAGACTTCCTGGGGGAAGCCGATGTCGTCGCAGTATGCGGACAGATCGACGAGGGTGCCTGCCGAGTTGTCGAGCTGGAGGTAGGCGTTTTTGCCGTGGACGAAGGTGGGCACTTGTTTCTCCTATGGTTAGCGCCGCGCAAAGGCGACGGTGTAGACGACGGCGCCGGTTCCGGCAGTCGTTGAGGTTGCGCGTAGGTAGCGGTTGACGGTGGTGCCTGCTGCCACGGCGACGCGCTCGGACGTGAGGACGGTGGTGGCGACGGTGGTGAAGGTGACGAGGTCCACCCAGGTCGAGTTATTCGATGAGTGCTGGACCTTGACGATGGTGGTGGAGCTGGTGGCGTTGGCGGTGACGTGCAGGTGGGCGACGCCGCCGTTGGCGGTGCTGGCGGCGTTGTCCTGCGAGGTTTCGTTGGTCGTTGTCGCGGTGGCGACGGATCGCGCTGCGGCGAGGATAATGCCGCTGTCGACTCCTCCGTCGGCCTGGAATTCGGCCTTGGTTTCGACGACGTCGGTGACCTTCTCGGAGACCTCGTAGTTGGTGGCGACGCCTGCGGCGAGCTTGGCTCGAGCTCCGAGGGAGTTGCCGGATGGTGCTGTCAGGAGCAGCGAGTCGCTGGACGCGCCGAGGGCGGTGGCGAGGCGGGCGTCGGATCCGACGGTGGCGGTTCCGTCGAAGAGTCCCGAGGCGCTGATCTTGCCGTCGCCGAGCCCGACGATGTACGTCTTGTCTGAGCTGCCGAAGCCGGTGGTCTCGTCGGCTGAGACTTCCTGGCTCCAGGAGACGTCGTTGAAGTATGCGCTCAGGTCGTAGGCGTCGACGATGACGCAGGCGCTCTTGCCGTGGACGAAGGCCATTACTTGCCCTCCTCAGTGATGAGTTGGATGGCGCCACACTCGACGAGCCAGCGGATGTCGCTGCCTGGTAGGTCGGTGACGATGTCGCCGATCTCTGCGCGCTTGTCTGGCGGGTAGTTGATACCTGCGAGGACGCGATACTTGGCGCCAGTCGGCTTTGCCACGGTGGGCTCCTTTGTGGGGTGTTATCCGCGCTGGATGACGGCGGAGAAGCGCGCGGAGAAGATGGGGCGGTCGTTCTTGTCGGGTGGTAGTGCAGTGACGGCGTCGACTGGGGCGACGCGCAGGATGGCGAGCCCGGAGTAGGTGCCGGGGGTGATGGCGTTGAGCAGTGTGCGAAGTGTCTGCGCGAGGTCTTCGCCGGTGGCGTAGTCGTTGCGGGTGCAGCGGACGACGACTTCGAGGTCGCTGTGGTCCAGGCTCGAGGAGCCCATGGTGAACTCCGGCGCTTGGCTGGAGTAGTCGGCGACGGCGACGCAGAGGTCGGGGGTCTCTTGCAGGCGTCCTACGAAGAGGTTGGTGCCTGCGGTGAGGGTGGCGCTGTTGGAGTCGATGTAGGTGGCGACGGCGAAGGCGGGCGAGGTCATTGGCCGAGTCCTTTGCGGGCTGCCTCGTTGAGCCGCTGGCCGAGGGTGGGGGCGACGTCGTAGAAGGCATCGGCGAGGTAGGGCTGGGAGGCCTGCGCGCCGGTGCCGTAGTGGACGTAGGCGGCGTAGTCGACGCCTGCGGAGCCGTAGGTGATAGTGGAGCTGGCGCGCTTGGTGCCACGGTTGACGACGCGCCCGGAGGCGTGCAGGTCGCCGGAGTCGCTGGGGACGTTGACTTGGGATTCGCGGAAGACGTCGGTGCCGACTTCGAAGAGCTCCTTGGCAACGTAGTCGGGTTTCATGCCGCGGGTGGTGGTCTCAAGGACGTCGCCCATGCCGGAGATCGCGATGCCGGTCATCGTGCGCACCTAACGCGAGTGTGGTGGACGGTGCCGTCGCCGCCTGTCTGTTTGTCGACGGCGACGATGACGGGGATGCTGCCGTCGGGTAGGGCGATCTTGCTGGCGGTGGTTACGTCGGCGTCGCCTGCGAGGTAGACGTCGGCGTAGACGGTGACCTCGCGGGCGTTGGCGTCGCGGATGAGCTCGTTGACGGGTTCGACGCGGGCTGGGTAGTCGACGGCCGTGGCGTAGGTGTCTTTGCCGTAGATGTCGCGTGAGCTCGAGGCGGAGATCGCGACGCTTTGGCGCAGGAGCCCGAGTAGGCTCATAGCTGGATCGTCCCAGCTCGGCGACGTCCGAAGGCCTGGGTGAGTGCTTCCTTCTCGCTGCGTAGGAGGCCGAAGCCGCCCTGGGCTGCGCCGACTCCGATGGAGTAGGAGTAGGTGCCGATGGATTCGGCGGTCTTGCCGGTGTCTTCGGCGGGTGTTCCGAAGGCGCGGGCGACGACTCCGGCGACGACTCCGGCGACCATGGCGAGGACGCCGCGGGGGTCGTTGTCGTCGCCGTAGCCGTGGGTGTAGGTGACGTCGACGTAGTCGAGCTCGGTGTCGAGGGTGGGGTCGGTGAAGGTGGCCTCGGTGCGCCCTGCGAGCTCGAGGGTCTGGCCGCCGTCCCATTCGAAGGCGACGTCGTTGCCGTGGATGTCGGCGACGCTGGCGACATCGGTGACGGGGCGTTCGGGGAGGATGACGATGAGCTCGCGGTTGATCTTGCGGGGGCGGATCCGCGTGGTGGTGGTGGCTTCGTCGATCGTCTGGCGGGTGAAGAGCCTCACGGCTGCGCTCGCGTCCTCGATGAGTGCTTGGACGCGTGTGCGCTCGCTGGTGGTGATGGTGCGAGTGACGCGCGCTTGGACATCTGCGAGGGTCGCGAGCGCTGCCATGAGGGACTCCTACTTCTGGACGGTGTCGGCGGCCGCGGGGGCTGCCTTCTTCGTTGCCTTGGGCGCCTCGACGAGGGTGAGACGTCCCGACTCGAGCTGGGCGTCGAAGAGCTCGCGCCGGTTCGAGCCCTCGGGTGGTGGATCCATCTCGAAGATGGCGCCGCCTTCGCCTCGGTAGAGCGCCACGACTAGACGCCTGTTGGCATCGAGAAGGCGCCGATGGTGCCGGTGAAGCCGCTCTCGAGGTCGATGTTGATGGTGCCGTCGTCCTGCTGGAAGCGATCCGAGGACAGGACAAAGAACTTGACGACGGGGGTGACGTTGCCCGCTGCGAAAGATGTGGTGAAGTCGCCTTGGCCTGCCGCTACTGCTGGCGGTGAGTCGCCAGCCTTGACGGTGAAGTTCTTGGCGCCGGATGCGGTGTGCGTGACGCGTAGGAGGATCTTGCCCAGCGGCCGCGTTGGGGTGAGGACGTGGCTGTTGGTGGCGTCGGCGGTGGTGTCGGTCGGGTTCGCGAGTGCGGTGTTGACGCTGATCGCGTTGATGGTGATGGCGGTACGCGCCATGGTGGTCTCCTTGCAGTCGGTGGGGTGGGGGTCGTGCGGGTGCGCCTAGTCGCGCCGCTGATGAGGCAGCGCGACTAGGCGGCTGGGGGTGGTTATGTGATCGACGCGGTGAGCGTGGCGATCGCCGTGGGGCGGACGAGCTTGGCGCCGTAGAGGTGCAGACCCTTGAGCGCGTCGGAGAAGGCGGACTCGGGGCGGTAGGCCTCGACCTTCGTGATCTGCTCTGCGTAGGACAGTGCGATCGGGTGCCCTGCCTGGACGATCCAGTCGTCTCCTGTGACGTTGACGCAGTTGTTGGAGACGTAGATGTCGAAGCCGAAGGCGCGGCCGACGACGCCGTTGCGCAGCGCCGTATCCGTTCCGCTTGCGTCGACGCGGATGAAGACGTCCGAGCCCAGGAGCAGGCCGTGGTACCAAGGCGGGACGATGACGTAGCGACCCTGCTGCGGGACGTTGGCGTTGTCGAGCTTGACCTTGAGGTTGATGAGGTTGGTGATCGCCAGCGCTGCCGTGGTGATCGACGTGGTGCTGATCGCGTTTGCGGAGTCAACGCCGGTGTAGAGCCCAGCGATGTACTGATCCGTCGTGTCTGCCAGCGCGTAGGCTGCCTCGACTGCGGCCTCTTGCATGAGGGCGCCGCCGTTGGCTGACTGACGCAGGTCGACGTCGTCGATCTCGAAGGCGAAGTACTTGCTCTGGTCGATGAGTAGTGAACGCTGCGCGTCAGTCAGATTCTCGGGGCTGATTGACGTGCTGTTCTTTGTGTAGGTGGCAACGGTCGGCCGCGAGATCGAGGTGATCTTGACGGTGTCGCCTGCCTGTGAGATTTCGCCTTCGTAGTTGCGGTTGGCAACTCCTGGGCCGCCGAAGACGGTGGCCTTCTTGAGCGAGCCGAGAAGCTGGGCAGACCAGATCTCGGGGATGAAGTTGGTGATCGCCATGGTGGCTTCTCCTTAGTAGGTTTTGATTCCTCGGACTTCGTCGAGGCGGCCTTCTGCGATCGCCTTGTTGATGTCGTCGGGGTTCATATGGGCGAGGTCTGCTCGAGTGAGCTGGCCTGGTGAGGGTTGGCCTTGTCGGCCTTGGTGCAGGGTGGGAGCCTGCGGCTGCGGCGGGCTCCCGAGGATCGCTGCGAACTTCTCGCGTGCCGCTGCGATCGCCTCTGTGTTGACGTCTCCGGTGTCGGTGACGTAGCGGGCGAGGTTGATGTCCTCGACGACTGCCGAGGGGTCGGGGACGACTCCTGTGAGCGCAGCCTTGAGCTCTGCGGCTGCGATCTTTTCGGCGTAGGTCTTGGTGGCGTCGGCGCGTCCGCGCGCTTCGGCTTCCTTGACGGCCTTTTCGGTGTCTGAGAGCTGGGAGGTTTTGAGCTCCTCGAGCTCCTTGGCGGCGCTTTGCTTCTCTTTCCAGAGCTGCTCGTGCTTGCGCGCGTGCGACTTCCACTTCTCGGCTTCGGCCTTCCAGTCCGTTTCGGGCTGCTGGGGCTGCGGCGCTGGCGTCTCGGCTGGCTGCTCTGGCGCTGGTGGGGTGGTTGGTGCGTCGTCGTCCATGACTGTCCTGTCGGAGTCGGGCTACTTCTCGCCTGTCGGCGGAATGTCTAGGAGGCTTCGGTGAAGACTTCGCCGAGCTCGGTGTTGTCGAAGGTGTCGGCGGGGGCGCCGAAGTCGGTGGCGTCGCCGAGTTGGATGCCGTCGAAGACGGGGACGACGTCACACGAGCAGTTGTCATGGAGCTCCATGACCTCGTCGGATGCGTAGAGCGTTCCCGCGGCCTCTTCGCAGAGGGGGCAGGCGTTTCCGCCGGTGACGCGCTCGTAGGCGGTGATCTGGGGTTGAGCGGCGAGGGTCTGGGTGGCGGCGTCGAGCTTGGCGAGCTGGAGGTCGGTGCTGGCGATGGTGAGGGCGCGGTTGAGGCCGCGGTTGATGGCGTCGGTGATGGTGGCGCCGCGGCTGAGCTCGTACCAGACTTGGAGGCCTGGGCGGGCGTAGGTCTCCAGCGGGGTAGTTCCGGTGCGCAGGTCGGCGAAGCGGGCGACGTCGAGGGCTGGGCGCTGCGCGTCGCCGCTGATGGTGCGGGTGGCGATTTCGACGAAGGCCGCGGTGAGGGTGGCGGTGGTGATCGCTCCGGCCGCGGAGATCCTCGAGCCTTTGTCGGCGAAGGCGGCGATGGAGTCGTCGCGGTAGTTCGGCAGGCTGAGCCAGAGCTGGGACAGTGCGCTGGTGGTGCGGGCGCGGGTGGCGCTGGTGGCGTCGCGGTATTGGGTGTGTAGCCGCGCGAGCTGGTTACGCGGGTGGGCTTGGCGTGGCATTTGTCGGGGTCGGCTGCGGCGCTGCGGTGAAGGCGAGCAGCGCGTCGGCGGCGCGGTCGGTTTCCATGCGGTCGATCTGCGCTGGGGAGTAGTGCAGGTCTTCCATGCGTTGACGCCATGGGACGCCTGCGGCTTGCTTCTTGACGGCGGCGTCGGCGAGCTGGGCGTCGGTCTTGCGTTCTGGATCCGCCCAGATGATTTCGGTGTCGGGCGGGAGCTCCACGTTGATCCAGCGGGCGGCGAGGTTGAGGACGCGCTCCCAGGATTCGCCGAAGATGCGCTGGCGGGCTTTGACTTTGGCGACGAGGCGGGCTTCGGCTGCGGCGAGGGCGTCGGCGCTGGCGTTGACGAGGTCGCCCGCGACGTAGTGCGGCGGTAGGCCGGTGAGGGTGATGAAGCTGGTTACGTCGTCGCGGGCTGCCTCGAGCAGCGGGCGGAGATCGACCTGGGCGAACTCGCCGAATTCGACGTCGCTGGGGTCGGCGTCAACGCTCCAGAGCATGTCGACGCCTGGGACGAAGGGGAGGTCGAGCGGGTTGCCGTCTTCGTCTTCGCTGGGCATTCCCTTAATCCAGCGTTGGCGGTAGGCCTGGAGCTTGGCGATGACGAGGCGGTCGAGGGTGACGTTGTTGATGCGGTCTTGGATGTCGATGGCGTCTTCGAATTCGCCGAGTCCTGCGCCGTCGAGCTGGGGGCGGTTGATGAAGCGGACGAGGGGCAGCTCGCCGAGCGGGTTGGCTTCGGGGGCTGGGTCGCCGGTGAAGTCTGCGGAGGTCTCGGACCACTCGAGCGGCTGGCCGACGTATTGCGGCTGGGGCGCTTTGAAGTAGTGGACGCTGTGCAGCAGGTAGAGGACGGCGCGCTTCTCGTCGGCGGGGTCGTCGAGCCAGGTTTTGACTCCGGCGATCATGCGGCGGCGGTTGAGCGGGTCGAGCTCGACGGCGACGTAGCGCGGGTCTTCGATGCTGATGACGGGGCGGCCGTTGTCGACGCCGACGAGGACGTAGGCCTCGGAGAAGGTGAGGGCTGCGGCGTGGACGAGCTCGGAGTCGGCGTCGAGGCTGTTGTCCTGCCAGATCTGCCATGCGAGGTTGTCGCTGGCGGCGTTTCCGCTGGATCCGCTGCGGAAGCCGTCGACGTGGAGGCGTTCGGCGACGCTGCTGGCGACGAGGCCGCAGTAGTTGGTGCGGGCTTTGCGTTGAAAGGAGCGGAAGAGCTCGCGGGCGCGCTCGTCGCCTTCTGGCAGTGGGTGGTCGCCGGTGGAGTAGGCGTTGAGGGTGTCGAGGCGGCGGGTGTTGTCTTGGCGTTTGCGCTCGAGTCGCAGCATCCACCAGAGAGGGCTGCCTAGGTCGGGAGACTGTGCCACGCGGGTCGCCTCCTGGCGTTAGTAGCGGGTGAGTTTGCGGGTGCGCCGTCGGGCGGTGAGGCCTGCGGCGAGGGCGTCGCAGCGTGCCTGCCATGCGAGGACGGCGGCGACTGCGGCGTCGACTTTGCGCTCTGAGTAGTCGTGCTCTTTGCCGATGCGCAGCTTGCCTGCGCGGACTTCTCGGCGGCTGTTGAGGATGTGCTGGGTGAGGCGGTAGGAGCCGTCGTGCGTGAGGTCGTGGTTGCGGACGGCGCCTTCGAAGGTTTCGACGGCGAGCTGGACGAGCCCGCTGCGCCCGCCTGACATCCACCACTCGAAGGGGTGGTCGGGCTTGACGCGCATCTTTTTATGGATGGCGTTGCCGTAGGTGGCTTCCCAGGCGTTGACGTAGCTGCGCCAGTCGCGGCCGGGGTCGGCGTAGAAGCCGAGGACGGTGTAGCGGCGAAATGCGTTGGCGATCGCCGCCTCGATTTCGGGCAGCGGCGGCGTCCAGTCCTGCTGGTGAGGTCCGTCGGGGGCTTCCCAGACGCCGATCTCGAAGAGGTGGCCGTCGTGGACGCGGCAGCCGATGAGGGCGGTGGCGTCGGGTTTGCCTCGTACGCGGCCGCGGGATCCGTCGAAGCCGAGGGTGATGGCGTCTTTGTCGGCGACGATCTTGTCGGCGTCGAGGCAGCCTTGCCATTCGTAGGCGGCGAAGAGGGCGTCGTCGGCTTCGGCGATCTGGTTGAGGTAGAAGCGCCTCGAGTCGTTCGGCGGGGTGCCGGGGTCGAGGACTTCGTCGATGAGCCTGTCGAGGTCCATCCAGTGGGAGTCGCCGTAGGTGGCGGCGAGTGCTTCGCGCAGCTCGTCGCGGTTGCCGAGGTCGATGTCGGCGGGGGCTTCGCGGGAGTCGTAGAGGATCCGCGCGGAGTGTGCCTGCCCTGAGACGATCTGTTGGTGGGCTTGGTAGCTGCGTTCGGCGACTGAGTCCAGGCCGACGGCGTGGGCGTTGGTGGTCTCGAGCATTCTGGCGGCGCCGTCGCGGGACTTGCCGAGGTTGCGCCGGATGACTTGGTCGAGTTTGTGGCCGCCGTTGCTGCCGGTCCACCAGTGCGTCTCGTCGGGGAAGGCCGCGGTCGGGCGGGCTCCTTCGGCGCTGGGTGCGCTGGCGGTGATGGGCTCGAGGCGGTCGAGGTTGGCGGTGTAGATCCGCGTGAGGCCGACGTCGAGGCCGTACTCGTCGAGGATCGGCGACTCGGCGACCATGCCGGTGACCATGGACATCGTGTTGGTCGTTTGCTTCTCGCTGACTCCTGCGAGCTGGACCCAGGCGGCGGGCACTGGTCGGCCGATGACGCCGCCGGGGGCGTCAGGGTCCAGATGCGAGAAGCGGACGGGGCCGCAAAGCTCGGCGAGTGCGAGGGAGGCGATGAGGGGGGACTTGCCCCAGCCTTTACCTCGGCGCAGGACGCCGCGGTTGTAGGCGAAGCGGCCGCTGGGTTCGACGGCGTACCAGTGAAGGACGAAGAGCACCTGCTCGCGCGTGAATTGCCACGGCGTTCCGGCGTCTGGGCCGTCGGGCTGGCGCAGGTATTCGCTGCACCAGGCGAGGACTCCCCAGCCGAGCGTGAGCTCGGGCGGTTCCTGCGGGAGCGTGAGGACTGGCTCCATGGCGGCGCGCTATTTGTTGAGCATGGCGCGGTAGTCCGCGATGGCGGAGACCGAGGCGGGTGCTGGTGCGTCGAGGTCGGTGGCGCGGATTCGCCAGCCGAGCGAGCGCATGGCCTTCGGGCTGAGTCCGAGGCGGTCTTCGAGGTGGCGGGCTTCGGTGAGGACGTAGGCTTGGACGCCTTCGACCTCAGCCTGGATGAGCAAGATGACGTAGCGCGCGACGATCCGCGGGTAGCCCAGCGGCTCCCATTGTGTCGCCTGCGGCGTCGCCCAGACTTGGCGCCAGAGCGCTGACTCTGCGCGGGTGGCTTTGCGCGATAGCGGCCACGCGGGCGGCTTGCCTTGGCGGCCTTCGGCTGGCAGATCGTGGAACGGCGCGGAGTTGGTGCGGCGCCGAGTTTCCGGCGTTTTTGGTAGTGGTGGCATGGAGTCCCCTGTCGGGTAGCCGGACCTCACCTTGACGGCTCGGATCCGTATGCAGTGGCAGAGACA